CAACCATTGAAACAGGCGGTTTTGTCCTATTTCCACCCCGTTTTGTTTGATGATGCGTGCAAGTTCACCGACAAGAATTGAATGTTCGGACGTTTCAACAGCCTTGGCAAATGTCGCCCCCGGTTGCAGAAATTTAATTGTGCGTTGCTGACCCTCATTCATTGAAGCAAGTGCATCATTTTGACATTGCAATACATAGTTCTTGCTTTCGGCTTTTGAAAGTGCGGCTTGTTGGCGGTCTATTGTGTCTTTTGCCACCATCAACGCCCGTGCCATGATTTGTTCCGGCGTTTCATCAACTTTGGCAACCATATAACCGCCCGACTTGCGGATGCTTGGCAAGATTTCACCGCACACCCAATCTTGGAATTGTTCGGCTTCTTTCTTGCGGCTTTGGAAAATGCACTTGTACAAGTTCGGTTCGGTAATGAAATTAAGTTGTTGGATTCCGCCGTTGGTAGGGGTGTCACTAATAGTTACGCCCTTTGGATCGAGTGATGTTTTTACCTTTCGGGGATTCGTTAAACCCAATGCCTTGCAAATATCAACAAGACAAAACAAAGGTTCACCACTTTCCGTTACAGATGTACGGATTTGCCCGAATTGGGCATTCTCAAAGATTTTAATTGATTCTTTCATTGTAAGTCATTTATGAAAGTTTCAGGCAATAGAAAAACGGCATTGCCTTTCCCGTTGACTTACACCATCAATGGCAGTGAGTGCATTAACACTTCACACGGGGGTACAATGCCGCTATATGTTAGCCGCCGGGGTATAAAAATACCGCCAACGGATTGTTTGCGGTTCTTGAGTTCCGCCATTGATGTATGTAAGTAAATAGCAAAAGTAGCAAGAAAAACTTATTCCGCAAGTATTTGTGGGCAAAAATATATAAAATATTTTATTTATGGGTTATAGTGATACACAAAAATGCAAACAAAAAGGGCATGAAGCCCTTTTGCATTATTCGCTAATAAAATCTTGTTCAAGTTCTTTCAAACTTTCCTCAATGTTAATTGATTGATATTCATTCCAATCATTGACGGATTCAACTTTTGTTAATTCCTTATTGAAAACAATTGCAACCTTATTGAGTACAGGATTTCCCAATTCATTATTGGTTCTAAATGTATGCGACATTACGAAACCATCAAATTGAGGAATAAACCGTTTACGGGCTTCTTGCTCTTGTTTGTAATACATATCGGCTGAATCAACATACAAGGCAAGTTTTTGGTTATAATGATTATAACGATTTTGGTCAATTTTTCGCCAAAGTTGTGTTTCGTCATATAATTGATTGCGCATTTTTTGACACACAAGACGTTTTTCAAAGGCATTATAAAACACAGAGTCATCTAACAATGAAGTAAATGTGGAATCAAGATTTCCAAATTCTACAACTTCATAAGATTTTGCATTATGTACATGGTTTTTCATGTATTCACATATCAAGTCCCTTGCCTTTTCTTCATTTGACATGGAACAACTTGCAAGGATAATTGCGCCAAGCCCTATCAAAGCAAATGCGATAGCCATTGAATGTTTGTTCATATTCTTAATATTAAAAGTGTTATAATCAGGGGCAAAGATAACATATTCATTTCTATTCCTGAATGATAATTATATTTTTTCGGGGGGGATAGGTAAACGCTTTGCGTTTTCTCAATACTCTATTTATAGAGTATTTCTTTTATATATTTCCTTTTCTTTTCTTTGCATGATTTTGTAATGCACTTGCATTGCATTTGCATAAAATATTGAACATCAACGTCTAACAAGTATGATTCAGGTATATAAATAGCAAATAAAGTATCATGTTCCGGCAACTTTGCCGTCTTTTTGCATGAATGTTATTCACTTGCATTTGAAGCACGAGATATTTGCATTGTAAAATTTATGCAATTGCACAAAAGAATAAATGCAATTGCATAACAAATGAAGTACAACCCATTGAATGGATATGTTACAATCCACGTTTCATTATGTTGTTGATAAGTTTTTCTTTAACGGATTTCAAATCAATCAGGGATTTTGAATTGTAAACAAGTGCATAAGACAGTGTTCCGGCATAGAACATTCTTATTGCTTCTTCAAGGTCGCCGGGGTTCTTCAATCTTGATTCAAGATGCGATGCAAAACAAGCATCCACACCCAAGCGGATAGCGGTTTTTAATGCTGATTCAGTCATAACGATATTGTTTTTATTTGATAGTATGACACAAAAGTAATTCTTTAAGATTGATTTACAGCACGTTTTTAATGGTTAAATGCAAAAATGTGGATAAGTAAAGCATAAGTTCGTCAATATATCAATGTGTATCACTATAAAACACAATATCTTTGTTGATGATTTGTAACACATAAAACATTTATCGAATGAAAGAAAAGATTTTGGCATTACTGATTGCAAAGTTTTCAGGCGTGCGAAAAGACGTTTTGAATCACTTGGCACGCACATTTGCGTTACAGGCGACCAACGATGAAGAAGCGAAAGCCCTTGTGGATAAACTCACCGATGCGCAAGTGAATGAATACGTCAAGGAGTTTCGCGCTGATGTGGACAAGGAAGTGTCCGAAAGCAACAAAACCTTTGAAGCGAACTTGAAGAAGAAGTATGATTTCGTGGATAAGGGTAAAAGGGACGAACCCGGCGACCCTAAACCCGACCCGAATAATCTTTCTGAAATCGTGAAAGCAGCCGTTGCGGAAGCGGTCAAGCCGTTTCAAGAAAAGTTATCCGGCTATGAAGCTGATAACATTGCAAAATCAAGGCTTCAAGCATTGACCGAGAAGTTGAATGAATGTAAGGATGAAACATTTAAGGCGCAAACCCTTAAAGATTTTGCCCGTATGAAATTCGACACGGACGATGAATTTAATGAATACTTGAATGAAAAGGTCACAGACATTGCCACAGCAAATCAAAACATGGCAAATGCCGCATTGAACAATTCCGGCGGTACACCGCTTTTCTCCCAAAAAGAAGAAAGTGGCGTTTCAAAGGGTGTTGCTGAATTTGTGGCAAGCCAAAAACCCGAAAACAACACGTTTACGGGAAAAGAAATTTAAGTTGAACCCTAAAAGCAAAAAACAATGTCATTGACGATTAAACGCAAAAAGGACAATCGCGTTGTGAAGTGTATTCTTCACCGCGTTGCGGACATTCCCGGCGGTGTGACCGTACAGGTCGCAAATTTGGGCGGTTCGGCGTTGTTTGAGGGAACGCCCCTTGGCAAAGGTTCAAATGGTTTGTATGTCGTTTGTAAGACCGCACAGGTCATTACAGAAGCGAACGAAACTGCAACAACTTATGAAGTGGCAAAAGGACACCATTTCAAGGTTGGTGACAGGTTTGCGACTGATGCTTGTAATGGTCAGAAAATTACAGCCATTGACAAATCCAATGCCGCAAAAGATGTCATAACCGTTGGAACAACCCTTGGTGCAGTAGTGAAAGCCGGAACTTGTGCATTTGAATCAAGTGGAGCAAACAAGACATTGAAAGTTACCCCGGTCGCCATTGCCGGGTCAAACTATGATGTTGAGAACGGCGAAAACTTGTTCACAGATGCTTGGGTTATCGGTGTCGTGAATGCTGCAAATGCACCAATTGTCAACGATGCCATTAAACAGGCATTGAAAACAATCGCTTATGTATAACCCCTAAAAGTAAACCAATATGCAGAAATCATTGATGGTTGGGTTGAATGAAAAGGATATGGAAGCCGTAATTCGCACTTACGACCTGAAAGATTACTATTATCCAACCCTTTTCCCACTCAAAGAAACAAATTTCTTGACGTGGAAAATGCTTGAAGCGCAATCGGGCTTGAAGATTGCCGCCGACCTTGTGTCAAGGGGTGCGACAATTCCAAGAAAGACCCGTGAAGCAATTTCAAGGATTCAGGGTGATATACCAAAAATCACCATTTCGAGAGAGAAAAACGAAGATGAATTGACCGAATACGACATAATGGTTGCAATGTCGAGCAACAACCCCGACTTGAAAGCCCTTGTGGAGTTTTGGGCGGAAGATACCAAGTTTTGTTGGGATGGCGTTGCAGCCCGTGCGGAATGGATTGCATTGCGTGAAATTTCGCTTGGAAAGGTCAAATTCACCAATTCCAACAACGCCGCGGTTGTTACCGAATACGATGTTGATTACCTGATTCCGTCAGAACAGAAGATTGGTGTTACCACTTCTTACACTGATGGTACAGCGGGAAAACCTTTGACCAAGGATATTCCAGCCGCATTGAAATTGGGTAAGAAGCTGTTTGGCGCAACGTACAAATTTGCATTTATGAATGTTGACACCTTTGAAAAATTCGCTTCACAAGAAGAAGTTTGGAAGAAGTGTTCTTCATTTATTCAGAATGCAACAGGTACACAGGACGCGCCGGATTTGGCAACCGTGAACGCATATCTTGCCAAAAAGAAAGAGTTGTTCCGTGGCTTGCAGATTATTGTAATTGACCAAGAAATTACGATTGAACTTGCCGATGGTTCACGCACCACTTCAAATCCGTTTGAAGATGATGTTATTCTTTTCTCTGAAAGCAAGGTTCTTGGAAACACCTATTGGAAGAAACCTATTGATGCAAAGAAGATGCCCGGAAGCGTTGCCGAAAAGGTTATGCACGGACATACTTTGGTCAAGAAGTATTCAAATGAATCACCCGTTCAGGAAGTTACCGAGGGTATTGCAAACCTTTTCCCGGCTTGGAATCTTGCCGGAAGAAGTGTCCTGATGCAGACCAACGCAACTTCTTGGAATAAAAACTAACATTGACCACGGGGTGAATAATTGCGCCCCAAGGTCTTTTTGCAAAGATGTATATGACAAACAAAGAGTATTTGACCAAATCATTAAACGGACTTAATATTTCGGAAGATGATATTGATATTATCTTACTGAAAGGTGGTCTTGAAGCGGATGGCGTTGTTGATATAACGGCTTGTGATATGTCGGTGTACAATCGTATGTCGGTCGTATTGAAAGGAATGACGCAAAATGTTTCCGAGGGTGGATATTCCATTTCATGGAACATGGATGCCGTCAAGTTGTTTTATAACGCATTATGCAATGAATTGGGCAAAGAAAATGTGTTGGTCGCCCGTCCGAAAATTCGTAACCGTTCAAATATTTGGTGATTATGAGAGTGAAGCAATATCCGCATTATCTATTCATTGAAGAAGCCGGGGAATCCGTACAGGATGAACAAGGCAATTGGACGGAATGTAAAGTGTCGCGCAAGTTCATTTCCATGTGCCGCGAGGAAACAGATGGAAAAGGCACGGAATATCAAGTTGCCGGGGGTGAATACCAAAAGGCAACATCCGTTATTCAATGCCCTAAAAATTGCCCGGTTGTAAGCCGGGGAACAAAAGCGATTGTTGCAAACGACCAAGAATGCACGGATATACGCATTTCCGGAATTTGCTTGAATTTTGACCCCGCACAACTTCATTCAAGATTATGGGTATAAAGGCTAATTTTACAAAAGATGATGTCAAAAGGCGTTTTGATGCCTTTCTTGACGAAATCGAACGAAAGCAAATTGCAAGATTGCAAAGGCTTGGTGAAATGTGCCTTATTGAAGCGCGTAACAACAAGGGATATACAATGCAGACGGGGGCATTGCTTTCGTCAACAGGTTATGAAGTCTTTGTTGATGGCGTGGCAATACATTCCCAATTTGATGCAGCAAGCGGGGCGGAAAGCGATGCGGCGGCAAGGGGCATAAAATCCGGTCAATCTATTGCCGAAAAGGTCGGCAAAGAAACCAAGGGCGTTGCGCTTGTCGTTGTTGCCGGAATGAATTATGCCGCGTATGTAGAAGCCCGCGGATATAACGTGCTATCAAGTGCGGAACATCTTGCAGAAAGGGAATTGCCCCGAATGTTGGAAAAACTAATTACTAACATCAAACGTGCAGCGGAATAATGAAAACCATATTTGACACCGATGGAATCTTGTTTGCCTTGCTTGATGGTAAAACTTCAATTAAGGGCGGTTGTTATACCGGGGATGATAGATCCGAAAATTCAACCGATGAAGATATTGTTGTGAATACTATTGATTTGGCGCAAGATTGTTTGCCACAAATCGGTACTTCAAACATCAACATTTACACAGCAGACACAAGCAAGAAAATCAACGGGCAAATGCAGCTTTCGGCAAATCGCACACGTCTGAAAGCCTTGGCAAATGAAGTCTTGGCGATAGTGAGAAAAGCGAATTTGGATGGGTTGACAATAACGCCCGGCAATATGACAATCATGTATGAGCCGAACACAAAACAACATTTTATCAACATTCGTATTGATTGGAATATTCAAATTGATTAAGTTATGGCAGCACAAAGAACATCTTTAATCACACTTGGTTTGTGCCAAATCAAGGTTGGAACAGCCGCGCCGGATGGTACAATGCCCGTTGACTTGTCGAAGATTGGCAAGACCTACAAAGACACTTGTAAAATTGCACAGGAATCGGCGGAAGTGACAGAACACTACGAAGAGGGTATGGCAGCACCGGAAGTCCGCAAGAAATCCCGCAAAATCCCTACATTGACGTTCTCAATGATGGATGCAAACGTGGACGACCTTGTGGCATACGTTGGCGGAGAAAAACTTGAATCCGGTGCGTGGGGTTATGACGGAAACGAGGTTGTCGCAAATAAGGCAATATTCGTTGAAACAGAAAAAGGACTTGACTTTGAAATTCCCAATGGTGATATTGAAGCGGTTATTAACGCGGATATGTCTGCAAAGGGTATTTTCCTTGTTGATTTCACAGTAACCCCAATGGCAGTTACAGCGGGAAAAGCCTTGCGAGGTGTTCCCAAAAAAATTGAATAACCCGAAATCGGGGTGTAACGCAAACCCGAAGCCCCCGGAGTATTAAACTTTGGGGGCTTTAATTTTATAATGACTTATGGCAGAAGAAAAGAAAACACTTGAACAGGAAAGGGCGGAATTAAACACATTGATAAACAAGGGAGTGTCTTTTGAGGTCAAGGATGTTGAATTTGACGTTGAAAAACGCTTCTTTGGTCTTATCAAGAAGTATAAGCCCCGTGAGGTCAAGCGGTCATTCAAGATTGAAGAATTAACACTTGCAACACTTGACCGCATTTCCGCCGAAACAATAGAAATGACCATTGATGAAGCTGAAATGAAGTCTGATGATTCAATGAAGCGTGCAAGGGGGCTTGCCCGTAAACATTCAATAAGATGCGCAAAGGTTGTCGCCATTGCCGTACTTGGTGAAAATAGATTGATTCCCGTTACCGGAAAGAATGGTGTTAGATGGGTCGAGGACGTGAAAAGGCTTGACGAACTTACTTCATTATTCGCCCGGACAATAAAACCATCTATGCTTTATAAATTGTACGTTCTTGTAAATGCAATGTGCAATTTGGGGGATTTTTTGAACTCTATTCGATTAATACAGCAGGAAAGAACCACAATGCCGATTCGGATAGAGGAAAACAACGAGGGTTAAATAGTCCATACGGTCGCCGGGGGGCTATATGCCAACATTTCGGATGGACTTATGACTACTTGTTACATGGCATTGCATGGTCTATTGTTCAACGAATGATGATTGATGCGCCAAGTTATGATTTTGATAATGACAATACGGAATCAATCGAATTGACAGAAAGTAACAGTGAACAAATTATGAATTATGTAAACAGTTTAATGTGATATGGCAGAAATTGACGGCGGTGCATTGTCTTTTAAGTCCATAATGGACAATGACCAATTAAATGCGGCAATAAATGAAACAATGCGGCGTGTACAAGGGTTTTCGGATGCCGTTGTTGGTAGTGGTGATGTCATGGACAAGACCACACAAGAAATCGTTGAATGTATTGAAATTCAAAAAAAAGTCGTTCAGGATTTGGAAACGACTTATTCAGATTTGAATGCAAAAGTCAATGGAATAGAACCCGGTGATGCCCAAGATGCTTTAATAAATGAAGCTAAACAGGTAAAACAGGAACTTGACGCGGAACGTCAAGGTCTTGTGTCTTTAATGAATGAACTTGCCAATTTGCAGGCGACCAATATCGGCGTTTCCGGTTCAATGGAACAAATAAGAACAACGCTTGGTCAAATTGGAAGCGCGTGTCAGACGCACGAACAAGAAATTGCAAAACTTGAAGAAGAATACAACCGCCTTGGTTCTAAAATGAGTGATGCGTTTATGTCCGGACGTGATGATGAATATCGGGCTATTAAAGAACGGGCGGACGCACTAAAGGGCGAAATAAAAGTTCGCGAACAAATATTGAGCGAATTGCGCGAACAATCAAATGCTTTGGAAGATGAAGCAACCAAACTTGAAAAGGCTGCAAAAGAAGCAGATAATGCCGCGAAGTCGCACGTTTCAATGCGTACAAGAATCAGGGAATTAAAAGAAGAAATGATGTCGCTTGTTGCTGATGGAATTGACGAAAATTCAGAAGCATACAAGCGTTTAGTGGATGAATTGGGACGATTGCAGGATATTCAAGGTGATGTTAGTCAGCAAGGTTCAATACTTGCCAATGATGAAGCACAATTCCAAGGTATAATAACCGGATTGAATGGCGTTGTTGGTGGATTTACGGCGGCACAAGGTGCGGTCGCGCTGTTTGCCGGAGAAAATGAGAACTTACAAAAAATAATGCTGAAAGTGCAATCCTTAATGTCAATCACAATTGGGTTGCAGCAAGTCGCACAAACCTTGAACAAGGATTCAGCATTTCAACTTGTCACCCTGAATGGATTGAAGCAATGGTGGAATAATCTTTTGGCGGTCGGTCGTGGTGAACAAGTTGCATCAACAGCCGCAACCGTTGCCGATACAACGGCAACCATTGCGCAAACAGCAGCAGAAACGGCAGAAACAGCGGCAGAAGCAGCGCAAACAGCAGCGAAGCAAGCAAATACAGCAGCCCAAGCCGGTAACACCACAGCCCAAGCCGCAAACACAGTTGCAACCGGGGCGCAAACAACCGCAGCCGTTGCAGGAACAGCGGCAAACATAGGTCTTGCCGGGGCTTTTCGTATGGTTGGCGCGGCAATAAAATCAATACCCGTTTTTGGTTGGGTCATAGCCGGAATATCCTCTTTAATTGCGCTTGTTGCGCATTTTGTCGGGAAAGCAAATGAAGCCAAGGAAGCGCAAGAAGAATGGTATAAATCTATTGCGGAAAATGCTTATAAACCTATTGCGACAATTGAAGAATTATCCTTGAAGTGGAATGCCCTTGGCGATGATTTGGAAGCCAAGAAAAAATTCATTGAAGCCAATAAAAAGGCATTCGATGAATTGGGTGTTTCAATAAATGGGGTTACAGATGCAGAAAATTTGCTTATTGCAAATAAGCAGGCATTTGTAAATGCACAAATTGAAAAGGCAAAGGCATTGATTCTTGTTCAGCAAGCGCAAGAAGAAGTGAAAAACATTGCAGAAATGCAGATGAAACATGATGCCATGCCGGAAAAAAGAAGTTATTATGTGCAAACCGGGTCGGGAATGTTTGGTCCTTCTGGTTATTATGTCGAGGGTGAGAATACGGAGAAAACGAAATTAGGAACGGAAATAGAAAAAAGGAAGAAAGCATTGCAACAAAAGTTCACGGATGCGGCGGTGGCAGAAAAAGAGAGTTGGAAGAAACTTGAAGAAGCCGGAATTGATGCGTCAAACACATATAAGGATGGAACTTTAGGTGCAATTGAGCAAGCCATACAGACCAAGCAAGCCGCATTGAAAAACCTGACAAACAATGCAGATTACAAAGCAGCCATGCAAGAAATTCAAAAGCTGCAAAAACAGGCTGATGCGATTACAGGTAAAAAAACGACGACAACACATGGTTCTACAACAAACAAAGACCCATTTTTGGAAAAGTTGAATAAATACAAAACCGAATATCAAAGATTCAACAAGTTGGTCAATTCCGGTGATGCCGTGTTGATACAATCGGCAAATGCTGAATTTCAAGGATTGCTTGCACAGGGGGCAACATATATTGACTACCTGAAAAAACAACGTGACCAAATTTTGTCGGTTGACATTGCAAGCCGGACAAAAGAACAAAACAAACAGTTGCGCCAATTGAATGATGCTATTGCAGAAGAAACAAAGAAAACCGTTTTGGAATCATTTAACAATGAATTGAATGAACAGTTGACCAATGCGCAAACCGTGATTGAAATGCTTAATATCATTGAGCAAAAACGGAAAGAATTAAGTAATGATGGAACGGAATTGGATAACGCCAAGTCTGATGCTTTGGATGAAGCCGAAAATAACGCACAAGAACAATTAAAGCAAGAAACAGAAGCGTTATTGGAAGAATATGCGTCTTATGTAGAGCAAAAACGAATGCTTGAAGAAAAGTTCAACAATGATGTTGTCTTGTTGACGCGTAAACGTGAACAGGCTACAACAGATGAACAACGTAATGAAATTGACAAGGCGATTCAAAATCGTACTAATAAGTACAACAAGGACGTGAATAATATCGGCGGTATTGATTATGATGCCATGTTAGCCGAATACGGAACATTTGAACAACGTAAACAAGCGATTATTGATGAATATGACAAAAAGCGAAAAGCGGTACAGGCGGCGGGAAATACGGAAATGGTGGAAGCCTTAAACAAGGCACAAGAACAAGCCCTTTCAAAATTTGCCCTTGGTGAATTACAGGCACACCCCGATTGGGAATTGATGTTTGGCGACCTTGACGAAATAAGCACCCGCAAATTGCAAGAATTGATTGATAAAATCAATAGTCTTGATGGCGCATATCTTGGGATTGAGTTTGACCCGAAAGACCTTGAAACGCTAAAAAAGAAGATTTCGGAAATGCAGAACGAAATTAAAGAACGCAATCCATTCAAAGCCTTGGTTTCAAGCATTAAAGAATATGGCAAGGCAAGCGATGATGAAAGCGAGAAAAAGTCTTTGACTAAAATGTTTGAAAGTGCAAGTTCAGCCATTGACCTTGTGAGCGGAACACTTAACGCCGTAACGTCAGGACTTGAAAAGATGGGTGTTACTATGGATGAAGAAACCCAAGCGATAATTAGCGATTTGGGCGGCATTCTTGATGGTGCAAGTAAGGTGGCAACCGGAATTGCAACCGGGAATCCTCTTTCAATCATTCAAGGTTCAATTGGTTTATTGTCGTCAGCTTTTGACTTATTCAATACCCGTGACCGTAAGGCGGAGAAACAAATAAAAGCACACAAAAAAGCCCTTGAACAACTTCAATCGGCTTATTCGCAATTGGAATGGCAGATTGAAAAAGCCTTGGGCGGTGATGTGTATTCCGGACAAATGCAGGCAATACGCAACATGGAACAGCAACGCCAACATTTGCAAGAAATGTGGGAAGCCGAAGAAAGCAAAAAGAAAACAGATGGTGACAAGGTAAATGAATACAAAGAGCAATACGCGGAATTGGGGCGGCAAATTGAAGATATGTATGATGAAATTTCAAAAGATATTCTTCAAACTGATGCCGTTGATTTCGCCGGAACTTTGGGCGATGCGCTTGTTGAAGCGTTCAAACAGGGTGAAGATGCGGCAACCGCATTTGAAAACACCGTGAATCAAGTCTTGCAAAACGCCATTGTAAACCAATTGAAGAAAAAGTTCCTTGAAAAACAGCTTCAAGGCGCACTTGATGATTTGGAAAATTCAATGGGGTATTGGAATGGCGATGATTTTGTTTTCGATGGATTGACGGATGCGGAAATTGAGGATTTCAAACGCCGTGTTCAGGCAGCCGCCAATAATTTCAATGAAGCGTTGGGGATATATTCCGACATTTTTAAGGATTTGAATATTGAAGAACCTGATGATTCGTTGACGGGTGCAGTTAAAGGCGTGTCAGAGGAAACCGCAAGCATCCTTGCCGGACAAGTGAATGCGATACGAATTAACCAACTTGAAGCAACTTCAATTTTACGACAATCATTGCAGACCTTGAACACAATTGCAGCAAATACGGCATACAACCGATATTTATCAAGGATCGAAAGAATTATCACCATCCTTGAAAGCAATTCCGCCGGGGATTCTTTGCGGTCGCAAGGTTTATCGTAAATTTGTGTGTGTTACTATAAAACAATAAAATATGAAAGTTGTCAAAGAACTTGCAAGAAAAGCAAAAGCGGACGGAATATGCAAACCGTGGTGTAATGAATTGGTGAAGTTGCATGATTCCGATGTTGCAGCAATGGCGGAAATGTACTTAAAGGGTATTGATTTTTGCCTTGCTAATAATTACCCCGACAATGAGTTTTTAAGAACGCATTTCAAGGGCAAAATGGAACAATACGGTGTTTTCCTTGATGATAATATAAATATTGAAAATAAGCCCAAATGTGTGTGTTTAGGGGCAAGTCATGGACGTGTCGTGACAAATGGATTTGAGGTTTGCGAAATATTTATTAAGCATGATTCAGAATTGAATGTTATTGCCAAGGATAATGCCTTTGTAATGATTGATGTTTTTGATAATGCAGTTGTAAACGTGTACGCAAGCGACCGGGCGAAAGTTTGCGTCAATAGTTATGGGGGTACGATAACAAAGGCAGTAACGGATGATGCCGTTGTAAAAATCCGGGAAAAGAACAAAAAAACATATTGATATGGATGCAAACAATATAATTCTACAAATGCCATTTGATGAAAGCAATGGTTCTTTGATTGCGTATGATTACAGTCAAAACCGTGCGGATGGCGTGGTTACGGGTGCAAAATTTGTCGCCGGGAAAAACGGCAACGCCATACAATTTGCAGGAAAAGACACGTGCGAAGTGTCTAAAAGCATATTGTCAAATATGAACGCCGAATTTTCCATGTTGTTTTGGGTGATGAATAGCAGCGTTGAATGTGGTTCACCTAACAACCTGATTTGGGTTTTGAATTTTTCGGGATTGAAAAATTATGTTGAAGTTCCAATTGAAGCAAAACCCGGTACTTGGTTTCCTTTGGCGTTGACAAGACGCGGGGCGGCATTCAACTTTTATGTCAATTCGTCTTTGGTAAAGACAATCAACCATTCCGGAACATTGCTTGGCGTGTCTTTGAATCAAGATTTTTACGGCGGTGATTTTGGTTTTGGCTTGTTGGATGATGTCAAAATTTACAATATCGCTTTGACACAAGCGCAATTGATTGAAGAATTGTCAACAAGTAAACAACAGGCGTATTTGTTGGATGGCGTTGACTTCAAGAAGTTTGGTGTTTATGTTAGCGGGTCTGATGGTGTGATGAATCGCCCTAAATTAAAAGCCCCGGCAAGTCTTTCATGGGATAACTATCACGGCGAAAGTGTTGATTTAGCGCATAAATTTTATGAATCACGCGAAATCACTTTGTCTTGTTTTATAAAGGCTGAATCCAAAATGGATTTCATCAAACGCATTACAGAGTTTGAACAGCAATTTGACAAGACAGGAACAAACCGCCTTGTCATTGATGTTCACCCGGTAAAACCATTGATTTATGAAGTCTATTGCAAGGATGCAATCGAAATCACAAAACAATGGAGCAATGAACTTATGGTTGGTACATTTAAGTTGAAATTGGTAGAACCCGACCCCGTAAAACGTGTATTGAAACATATTCGTGTCGGTGAATCAACCAAAACTTGCACAATCACTTTGACCACGACCAAATATGTGAATATCTATTGGGGTGATGGATCTGTTGATTATGACATAAGCGGTGATTCTGTAAAAGTCAAGCATGATTATGCCAATAACGGTGATTATTTCCCCGTTATAACCGGATGTATTGAAGAAATAAAATCCTTTGAAACAAATGCAATTGTAGTATGGGAACGAATTTGACAAATATAATCATTACACAACCAAACGGAAACCGTGTGCCAATGCAAAATCGGCGCACGGCGACCGGAATAATTTCCGCCAAACAAAATTGGGGCTTGAATGCGGAAGATACGGTTGACATTACCGTTGAATCACCATTCCCGCAAAAGTATAATATTGGCGATAAAATAACGATTTTTGGGCGTGATTACAAATTGAACCGCTTGCCATCCGTCAAGAAAACGGGAATGCACTTATTTCAATATACCTTGCAGTTTGAGGGCGTGCAATATGACTTATTCCGGGTGTCTTATGATGTAAATATTGACACCACGGATAATGAATTGCAGGATATTCAAGGTGATTCGTTAACAGGTGATTTGCGGCAATTTATGAACGTCTTGATTTCAAACGCCAATCGTGTATTCCCCGGAAAGTGGAAATTGGGGGTATGCCCTGAAACCGCGGGCGACAAGACCTTGACATTTGGAGAATCGGACAATTGCTTATCCGTGCTTCAAAACTTATGCGATACGTCCAATTTTGGTGTTGAATTTGAAATAACACAAGGGAATGGGGTTTACACAATAAATCTTTATGAAAAAGTTGGTCAAACATCGCCATATTTATTTGAATATGGCAGGGGAAAGGGTTTGTATGAATTGCACCGTGAAAATGTTTCATCTGCAAATATTGTTACACGCTTGAAAGTGTATGGCAGCACTGAAAATATTACTTCAAAATATCGTGCCGACCGCCTTTGTTTACCCGGTAAGACCAAGGGGCAATCATATATTGAAAAGCCTGAAATGGTGGCGAAATACGGAATTTTTGAGGGGCGCAAAAACTTTGATAATATAAAACCGTCTTTTACGGGGTCAGTTAAAAAAGTGGTTGATGTCTTTTCGTTTGTTGATACGGATTTTCCTTTTGATTTGAACGAAAAAGAATCGGACGGTGTAACCACAAAATATTTGATTGATGGCGTTGCGGCGAAAATCCATTTCAATACGGGCAATCTTGCGGGGTATGATTTTGAAGTCAAAAGTTATGACCATGCAACAAAGACATTCGTTTTGCGGAAATTCACAGACGACCGGGGTAATGTTTTTCCGTCAGAAACATCCGCGGCATTTCAATTTGCCAATGGTAATGAATACAAGATAACTGATATTGCCTATTCCCCGGAAATTGAACAAGCGGCGGAAGCGGAATTGGCGGAAGCGGGAAATAAATATTATGACCAAAATTGCCAACCGAAAGTTCAGTATGGCGTAAGTGTAACAAAGGCTTATTTAGAACAATTTGTGGATGAATCGGCGGGTGTGATGGATTTCTTTGCCCCCGGCGATTATATACACGTTAAGGATGAAGATATTGAAGTGGACAAAGCGATTCGCATAAAATCATTCGTGCGAAATATCCTTGACCCATACGATTATACTTTGACCATTTCAGATACGCAAACAACGGCAAACATAACAAACCGGGTTATATCTGATTTGATAGATATTGACAAGATCATTACTATTAACAACCTGAAAGACCCGACACGCGCACGCGCCAATTGGCGGTCAAGTCGTGAAGTTTTGAATATGGTTTTTGATCCGGAAGGGGATTATTACACAGACAAAATAAAGCCAAATTCAATTGATACACTTGCGTTGTCGGTGGGTGCGAAATCAATGCAATTCGGATTGACAAACACAGTCTTTCAACCGAATTTCAATGGAAATGCAAATGTGCTTAAATGGCAAGGTGGTGTCTTGACGCATTACACCATCAACGAAGAACACGCCGTTTCATGGGTTCTTGCGGACGGTCAAATTACCTTGACGGATAGTAATATGGCTTATTATATTTATGCACGTTGTTCAAGGAAAGACCAAACGGGGTCAATCCTGATTTCAACAACACAATATAAGGTGGATGCCGACAATAGCTATTATTATTTTTGGATCGGTGTGCTTAATTCTGTTGATGCAGAATTGAAAGCCCGTTCAATTGCTTTAACGTATGGATTCACGATGATAAATGGGCGTTTCATCAAAACCGGACGTATTGAATCGGCAGATGGTGAAACTTATTTTGATTTGGATAATTCCGAAATTGGCGGTCGTATTGTATTTAATTCTAACGGTGAAGAAAAAACCCTTGAAGAATTGGGCAAGGAATCTTTGGAATCAAAGGATTTCATCAATAATACATTACCGGGCATTCTTGACGAAATACAAGCACAATTGGATGGGCAAATTGAACAGTTCTTTGACACATACAACCCAACATTGAACAACGCCCCGGCAAATGAATGGAAAACAACCGCGGACAAGGAAAATCACCTTGGCGACTTGTTTTATAATACGGCAACAGGTAAAGTTTTTCGTTTTGTTAAGAATGGGAATACCTATTCATGGCAAGAATTACAGGATTCAGAAGTGGCACAAGCCTTGGCAATTGCGAATGACGCATTGAAACTCGCGGGTACAAAACGCCGAATATTTACGACAACACCTTACACGCCGTATGATGTCGGCGACTTGTGGGTTCAAGGTAGTTCGGGGGATATTATGCGATGCAAGACGGCACGTGCATCCGGCAACTATTCATCAAGTGATTGGGAAAAGGCTTCAAAATACACAGACAACACCGCCTTGAATGATTTTATCAATGGGGCATATAATGATACCATTGAGGATTTGACAAATCAAATTGATGGCAAGATAGAAACTTGGTTTCAGACAACCAGCCCGGCTTTAAGTTGGACAACAACCACATTGAAGAAAAAACACATTGGTGATATGTGGTATAATTCAACTGCAAAAAAACTGAAAAGGTATTCAAGTTCATATTCTTGGATCAATATTGACGACCAAAAGGCAATTGACGCATATAATGCAGCAAGTCAGGCACAAGACACAGCAGATGGGAAAAGACGCGTTTTTGTCACAACACCATATCCGCCGTATGATGTCGGTGACTTGTGGGTGAATGGCGTTGTCTTGAAGCGTTGCGCAACAGCACGAAAAACGGGTTCGTATATTGCAAATGATTGGGTTCTTGCGGTTACTTATGACAACACAAAGACCGTAATTGATGGCGGAATTGTAACGTCCGGCACGATCCAATTGGCGGGTTCAGGCGGTTCAATTCTTGCCGGAATAACAGGAAACGGAACGGCGGCAACATCCATAAGGATTTGGGCGGGGGCTTCTTATGAAAATAGAGCAACCGCGCCTTTCAGGGTCATGCAAGATGGTTCGGTTGTCATGGAAAACGCCGTTGTAAAAGGTGAAGCGCATATAAATAAAGGCGATGTAAAAAACATTGAATTGACAGATGTTATAATACATGGCAGTTTTATAAATGCGTTTCAAAACGGGTATTATGTTTTGGGTGATAGTGGCGGAATTATTACAAGCACCTTGGGACTACAAAACAACAACAATGTTGTAATAACCGGAACGGGTGGGTCGTGGAATATGGCTTTTCAAATACCGTTTGATTTGAAGTACAGTGGATTCCGTGCAATCATATTGAATGGCAGATTCGGTACAGATTATCCAAGTGGTGCTATTGTTTCCAATACAGCCCCATCCGGGAAATACTTTTATGAAAACGGTAAAACTTCAAACAAATTAACGCTAAACCCTTATGAAGCTGTTGAAATGATTGGTTACGGAGATAGCACAACATTTTTTGGTTGGATAATATTGCGAAGATTTTACACAGACCCGCGGAACATGAGGGGATTCCCTTTTCATGCTTCATACATGGGTATGGTCAATCAAAATGGCGTAATGGTTAAGGTTAAGCGTTATGACACCGCAAGTGTAACATCAACAAAACTTGGAACAGGACGATATAAAATAACCATTTCACCCGGATTTTCAAGTGTAACCAATTATTTGGTTTTCCTGACTTGTGATGGTGATGGTACGGACGGCGGACGATTTGCAAGCGTATATAACAAAACCATTTCTTCATTTTGTGTTTATACGGGCGATGATAGTTTGCCGAATGATTCGGGGTTTTCTTTTATGATAGTAAACACAACAGACTTTTAGCAATGTCGAAAGTTATGCTTTACTTATCAACTAATGTATTATAGTAACACACAATATGTTTAATTTTGCAAAGCACAAATTGAAAGGTTATGAACACAACAAGAGCAGGTGAACAGGTTTCCGCACAAATCGGAAAAATGGGCAAAATTGACAATTTGGCGGACAAGGATTTCAGCTTGTCCGGCGGTCAATGCTTTAACATTAAAAATGACGGCACGCAACCCGTTAAATTATCGGTGCAGCTTGCCGGGATGAATGATGGTGATTTCATTGAAACACAATTTGATTGTGGGTGGAATCCTGAAATAGTAAAGACGGTGAAGCAAAATTCATTGTCAGGTATTAACTTAAAATGGGGCTATTGATATGGGCTTAATTATTGGGGTCGGCGGTACAAAGCCGACATTTCCGTATGATTACTATTACGGTATAGAATGGAATGCCACGGTGTCAAACCCGAAACCGACACGAATTGGCAAAATGGAATTGCACAAGGAATTGCCTTTGCAATCACTTATGCGCCGTTGCATCCTCAAAGACAATGGCACGGTAAATTATTATTTGCACGCGAATGATTCAACTAAACGTGATAACGGCGCGGCGGCAAATCTAACCGGGGCAGATGGTCAATACATGGTTGAATTGCCTGATATGTATGTTCGTTTTGAAACAGACGGTGACATATCAAGACATTTGCAATCAACTGAACCGTTACCGGGTTTCAGACTTTGGCGCAAAGATTACGTTTCAGCGGTTGAAGCAACCGTTCAGCGTTCAACAACCACATTGTGTTCGGTGGTCAATAAAGATGCAGATTACAGGGGTGGAAACAATGACGCGTCACGTGATGGGACATACAAAACGCAACTTGGTATGCCCGCAACGCAAATATCATTAACAAATTTCCGTGCTTATGCCCGGAAACGCGGTTCAACTGAATGGAATTGCAACTTATACCAAACACACCGCAAATTGTGGTGGCTTTTCGCCGTTGAATATGCAAACTTCAATTCACAAGACGCATTCAATGCGGAACTTGACGAAAACGGTTATCACCAAGGCGGGTTAAGTTCCGGTGTAACGACTTTGAATAGTACAAAGTGGAACACCTTTAATAACTATTATCCATTTGTTCCTTGTGGTACAACAAACAGTCTTGGCAATCATTCCGGCGTTGTTGAATTTACCATGCCTGAAGAATATGATCCCGGTGTTCCAACGAAAGTAAATGTGCCGTCTTATCGAGGTGTTGAAAATCCTTTCGGTCATATATGGAAATGGACGGACGGTTGTAAATGCCTGATTCAATCCGAAACGGACGGCGGATTGTCTGAATTTTATGTTTGTGACGACCCGGCAGCATTCACAAGTTCCGGCGTTGTAAACTATGATTTGCGTGGAAATTTACCAAGAAAAGAGGGTTATGTAAAGAAGTTGATTCTTGGCGAGCATGGCGAAATAATGCCCCTTGAAGTTGGTGGCGGGTCAACAACGTATTTTTGTGACTATTTCTATACAAACATACCGTCAAGTGGAGTTTTGGAACGTGGCGTTTTGTTCGGCGGTGCTGCGAATAATGGTGCGAATGCGGGGTTCGTGTCTGCGGCTACGAATTATACGGCTACGTATACGGCTGCGTATTTCGGTTCTCGGCTTTGCTTTTACCCGCAAATCGAAACGGCTTAAAACAGGAAGTGAAATGGTTTTTGATGTTTGATTGAAAAGAAATAAAGGTTGTCCGATGTCGTGGCGTTTTGTTCAGCGGTAATGCGAATAATGGTGCGAATGCAGGGTTCGTGTATGCGAATACGAATAATACGGCTACGAATACGAATGCGAATATCGGTTCTCAGCTATGCTTGTAAAAATATAGTTGCATATCGGAAACCTTGCCACAAAAACAATCCAACCGGGATTGAATGAGTTGGAGCAATCCAACGGCAAAAAATAAATTATGTAAAACGGCTTTGGTAGGGGAAACCCGAAGAATCCTAATATACAAGCAAACTTGAAGCAATGAAAAGAATTGGAAACTTATATGAAAAGGTTATTTCCCTTGAAAACTTGCGCCTTGCGGATGAAAAGGCACGCAAGGGGAAATTGCGTTCTTATGGCGTTATGGTTCACGACAAAAGACGTGAAGCCAATTTGATTGCCTTGCATGAAAGTTTGAAGAATGGAACATTCCGAACATCAAAATACCATGTTTTCACAATATACGAACCGAAAGAAAGGCTTATTTTCCGATTACCTTATTTTCCCGACCGCATATTGCATCATGCCATAATGAACATACTTGAACCCATTTGGGTATCGGTGTTCAACCAAAGCACATATTCTTGTATCAAGAACCGGGGAATCCATAAATGTGCCAAGGATGTAAAAAAGGCATTAAAGCAAGATCCGGACGGAACACGGTATTGCCTGAAAATAGATGTCCGAAAATTTTATCCGTCAATCAACCATGACTTGTTGAAGCAGATTGTGCGCCGGAAGATTAAGGATAAAAGGCTTTTGGCATTGCTTGATGAAATAATTGATTCAGCCGATGGCGTGCCAATTGGAAACTATCTTTCCCAATATTTTGCAAACCTTTTCTTGGCTTATTTTGACCATTGGTTGAAAGAGCAAAAGAGGGTGAAATATTATTGGCGATATGCTGATGATATTGTTATTCTTGCCCATGATAAAGACAGCTTGCACAAGTTATTGCATGAAATCCGGGCTTATTTGCATGGCTTGAAACTCAAAGTCAAACACAATTATCAAGTTTTCCCCGTTGATTCAAGGGGTATTGATTTTTTGGGTTATGTCTTTTATCACACCCATACACTTTTAAGAAAGTCAATCAAGCAGAAACTTTGCCGCCGGGTGGCGAAATTGAACAAACGCAAGATTGCACTTACAAAAGAAGTGTACAAACAACAAATATGCAGTTGGTGGGGTTGGTGCAAGTATTGTGATTCAATCAATTTAATGAACAAACTTTCAAAAACATTCCCTTATGAAATTAAATTCAATCGAAGCAAATGCACATTATGACATGGTGCATGGCAAACCCGCGGTTTTAGAAAAGGACAATGACGGTTCTTTTATTTACCGTATGAATATTGAACCCGAAATGGGCATTCCTGATGGCAAAGAAAAAGAAACTCAAATCGGGTGGAAATGTTACGAAGTACGCGCATTCAATCAACCGACAAAAGAGAATTTGAAAAGAACAATCATTCGTTCGGTGATTGACGAAACGGCGGAATTTGACCTTGTAAATTCATACAACAAGCACGTTTTGGGCGTTGTGGTCAATGAAGCCGCGGTGACTGAATACAAAGAATATTTGCAGTTTACCGAGGATTTGGATGCTTTATTAAAAGAAACATTATCTAATTAAACAAATATCAAACAATGGCAAAATTTTGTGAACTTGGGATTGAATCGGACGTGGTTATTGGCAAAGGAATAGAGATTGAAGAATTGTTCGGTCGCCGAATCCTTATTGAAAAAACAATTATTCAGCCAACTAAATATCCGGGAAAGAATGCGTCCGGATTGCGAATGCAAATGCAAGTCGTACTTGCAACATTCAATGAATCGCCCGACAAAGACGGCGATTATTACACAAAGAACCAAGATGGAACGCCCCTTGGTGAAAGGCGTTCTTGTTTACCGGGTCGGACATATTGATTTCAGCGATTCAAAAAGCCGAAAGCAATTTGCCTATTATAAACAAGTCAAGAGCCGAAAAAGGGTTGCCGCCTTTGTCTTTGTACCCAATGGACACAACAATTGTCAAAGTTGGTAAGTGTTTCCAATTCACATAATATGGAAAATTCAGTTGAACAAACTTTGGGAATCGCAAAGGGAATAAGCGAATACGGTATTCTGATAATTATTGCAGCGGTTTTCTTGCTTCTTTCAAGTGTGTTGATGATAACTTGTTTCAAATGGTTCAAAACCATTATTGAAAAGGCTATGAATGACTATTCAAAAGACATAAAAGATTGTATCGAAATTGCCAAAAAGAATAGTGAAGTTATCATTGATATATCCGAGGGAATTATACCTGAAACGCAATTGAGAATCAAAAACATTTCAGGCGTTTATTTTGACCTTGCGATTGAAAAGGTATGCAGGATAATCAAAAGTGTAAGAGAAGAAAACCATATTTGTGACAAAGAAGCGACAAAAATAAAAATCCGTTCTTTGCTTACAAATTTGCATAATGACAGGTTAAGCCGATTTGATTGTTTCACATACAGGGGCAAGAAATTATCATTTTATTGCAACCATGAATGGGTTGAATGGGTCGCAACGATTGTTGAAAATGAAATATATGATGAAACGGGTGTAAACAATCGCCGTGCATTCACCAATGTTTCGATGGTTTATGAGCGAATCAAATTAGATATGTATGACAGATTAAACACATTGTAATATGGCAGATGTAAATGTTCTTTTGCCTTTCATTTTGAAATGGGAAGGCGGTTTTGTGAATGATCCGGCGGATGCAGGGGGTGCAACAAATAAGGGTGTAACAATAGGAACATGGCGACAAGTCGGCTATGACAAAGACGGCGATGGCGACATTGATGTTCAGGACTTGAAATTGCTTTCAAATAATGATGTCCGTGACAGAGTTCTAAAACCCCACTATTGGAACAGGTGGAAAGCTGACAATATACAATCACAGAAGATTGCAAATATCTTGGTGGATTGGGTTTGGGGGTCAGGCAAACACGGTATTGTTATTCCGCAAAGATTGCTTGGTGTTAAAGATGATGGAATTGTTGGTGAAAAAACTTTGTCCGCGGTCAATTTTGCAGACCCTGACCAATTGTTTGATGCCATTTACAAAGCCCGCGTTGATTTCCTTAACGAAATAACGCAATCAAGCATTGCCAAATATGAAAAGAAAATCGGGCGTAAGGCAACCGAAAGTGAGTTGATGAAATATACAAATAAACGATTCTTGAAAGGTTGGTTAAACCGCCTTGCGGACATTAAGAGAATTTGAATATGAAACGAAGTTTCACTTTGATTGTGATTTTGTTGCTTGTTGCATCATGTGGGACAACGCGAAAAGCGGTTGAATCAACGCAAAGCGTTATCACAGACAGCACGGCAACAACACAGGAAATCAAAAACGCCACAAAAAAGACCGTTGACACAACCCGAACAGAACACGGAAAAATAACCATTACGGAAATAGAATTTTTCCCGGTCATTCCTGATGCACCGCCGATTGCAGATGATACAAGGGTGGTTGATACCACGAAATCAACCCCGGCAAGACCATCCGTGAATGTTGATTTACAGGATGTGGGAAAAATCAATGGTGCAGTGAAATCAATCAAACAAACGGTTATTGAATCCGATATTGAAGCCAAGGGAGAAAGCAAGGAAGCAAGCGACCAAGAGCAAAGCAAAAGCAATGCAAATGTGTCACGACAAGAAACAGAATCCCAAAAGCTACAAGAACCCGCGCCCGACCCTTACAGGTGGCGATATATATTTTATATAGGATTGTTGCTTACTGCGGTATTATTATATCTGAAACGTGTGCCAATTTTGAATTGGATAAAAAAGATTCTTTCCGGATTGCGGAAGATATTTTGAAATTAACTATCTTTGCAAACACATTGTTGCGAAAGCCCCGGAGTTGCACCGGGGTACAATGTTAGCCCGGCATATTGTCGGGCTTTTTTGTACACGATGGGCAAATAAAAAAAATGCCCGAAACCATGCGGAATCGGGCGTTTTGTGTACAAATTCGTGTACAAATTTCGTAAATCATTGAAAATCAATGTTTATTGTGGTGTCACCAGCACTACAAAGCAAAATAAAGTACAATCCCATAAAATGCCAAGTTGTTATGATTCATGTAATTTCATTGATTTTGTGGTATTATACAATTTCATGCAATATCAAAAAACAGGTCAAAAACCGTGTTCATAATCGTGTACACGCAAAATTCACGTATTATTGTGTTATTACAAAACCGTGTACACACAAAATTACAGGTCGTTGAATTTTGACATTGCGTTTTGCTTTAATTCATCAACAATCTTAATATAAGGTTTCATTGCGTCAAAATCATTATGCCCCGTCCACTTCATAATTATTTCCGCCGGGATGCCAAGTTGCAATGCGGTAATTACAAAAGTACGTCTTGCGACATGGGTTGTAAGTAAAGCCCATTTTGGGAAAACCTTATCGTGTCGTTCATTGCCTTGGTAGTACACGATTCGTGTCGGTTCATCAATGCCACAAAGTTGACCAATAGTTTTCAAATACAAATTGGCTTTCACATTTGACAATACAGGTATCGCCAAATTATCTTTGGTTGGCATATCTTTGTATTTATCCAATATTGCTTGTGAATGCTTGTTCAATTCAATTTGTAAGCCATCATTCGTTTTTTGTGTCACAATATGAATGACCCCATTTTTCACGTCTGTTTTCTTCAATCTTTCAACATCCGAATAACGAAGCCCGGTGAAGCAACAGAAAAGGAACGTATCACGTACATATTCAAGTGATTTTTGTAAATCGGTAAATTCATATTCTTGCAGTTTCTTTATTTCGTCTTGCGTGCAATATATTATTTCCTTTGATTCAATGGATGTTCCTTTCAATTTAGGCTTGAAAGTCTTGTGCAAATCACCTGAATAATACCCCTTTTGGTTCGCCCAACGTAAAAACCATTTCAAGAATGACAAGTATTTTGATACGGTCGTATTCAATAACCCCTTTTTATGTAAATATGAAAGGAATCCGGACAATGTATTTTCGTTGATTTCATCAAAAGATAATTCCGGCTTATAGTCTTTCAAATGTTGTTCAAGTGAACGGAACTTCTTTTGTGTTGATATAGTCCATTGATTCTTTTCACTTTGTGATATAATGAATGTTGAAAACACCTTAAACACGTCCTTTTCTACATACGGCAATTTGTTTTTAGCCATACTTTTTGAAGTGGATTCGCGCCCAATAATATCATTAAAAAGGTCTTTAAGTTCCTGAATTGTCGGAATACGCTTTTCTAATAACTCATAGCGTGCAAATATTTCATTCATTGTGGAAAGCCACAATTCAATTGTATGGTTTATTGAACTTGACAATTCACAACTTTCCGATGCCCTTTGCTTGTCAATATCCCAATCGGCAAGATTTATCGTGTACCCGGTTGGAATGTCAAAAGGTTGTTGCCCGTGCAATGTGACACGCATACGAATGGCAAGGTTGTTTTCTTCACCTTTTACCCGTTTATGTAGCAAAAATTTTATTCGTCTTTTGATTTGCATTCCCGTTCTATTTTAAGCATTTTCCCACGTCCAAGCAATAACCATTCAGCAGACACGCCAAAGTCTGTACAAATGCCTGAAAGCGCATCCAAATCAATCATTTTGTATGTCATTTCTTCAATTGGCTTGTTCAGATCATTTTTTATCCTTGAATATTTGGTGCGATTCAGATTGTGGGAATCGCAAAAGCCTTTCAGTCCGTTTACTTTTCCGGATAATATTGCGGTGTCCAAGGCTTCAAAAAATCGGCGTTGGATTGACAATGCTTGTGGGTTGATGCTTTTTTTCATTGTTGCGAAATATCTGTTATTGTAATTTCAAAAGTTGGGTATGTCATTAAATGACTTGTTCCAAGTGATTCATAAGTGGTCAGAACCGAACCATTTTCATCTTTTCTAATAATGCCGGAAAATTTCACCTTTTCAAGATTGCCAATTGATTTCAATTTTTGGTAAACTGAATCACTTTGCAAAGAATCCACCTTTGCATAATATACAGCATTAAAAGTTATCTTTGGTTTGCACTCTACCCCATTTATAAGATCAAATGTGATACGTTTGTACGTTGTTCCATTTGCTGTAATGTCTGATGTTTTGAGGGATTGAATTTGTGATTGCCAATCTTTGACCGGGCTTGCATCAAACAATGATTTCAATTCATCATGGTATTGCACAAACATTTCGTCAAGTGCAAGTTCATTAAATTCATTTGCGCTTGCTTTATAGTAGTGTGTTATGATGCTATCAAGACGGCATTGTGCCGGATTTTCATATTTCTGTATGTTTGCAGTTCCGGACGTGCAAGAATAGACGCATATACAAAGGCATATAAATAATATGGTACGAATCATTGTATTCATTATTCCATTTTCTTTTTATAATCAACAATCATTTTGTCAAATAGGCTTTTGTTTACGGTGGCAAATTCTTCACCTTTTAGGCTTGCCAATTCAAGCGCATCAAAGATTTCTTGCGGCATTACCGAATAATAAGACGGGTTGCCGTAATATTCATTTACTTTAATTTCAATCATTGTTATTCCCTTTCGTTAAATTATTGATTATTTCCAACAGCTTGTCAATATGTTCTTGCGCCTTAATCAAGGATGCTTCTTTCATTGATAACAGTTCTAACAATTTATTCATTGTATCGGGTTGGTTTACGGTTACATTATTACCATTGATATTGTTGCCATGAATATTGTTTTGTTCGCCACCCCCGGCATACCGTTGTGGCTTTATCATTAAATCGCGCAATATTGCGTGCTTTGATTTAGGGATTGTTGACCCCGATTCCCAATTTTGAATTGTTCTTGGATGTACTCCCACCATTTCCGCAAGCGATTCTTGCGACAATCCCAATTTTTCACGTATTTTTTTAACATCTAAATCATTCATAATCAACAATAAAAATAAGCAACGCAAAATTTATACGCAATTTTGCGTGAAAAAGTTTGGTTTTACACACAATATGCCGTATATTTGCATCTGTAAAGTTGAACAATGCGAAAGTAAAGCGAAAATAAACATTTGCAAATAGCAAAATTACGTCATTTTGTTGGCAAAGCCAAAGGAAAGGACGAAAAGTTGCATATTAACCATAAATAAAAGTATATGAGTAAAGAACAGTTTTCTTTTAACAAGGGGTGGTCACAGGTTAAGAACGGTGATATATCCGAATGCCGCAACAAACTTATGGAAGTGTTGGGCATAAAAACAAGGGCGGCTTTTCTTAATCGCCTGAAAGGTGATGTCGAACCAAAGGTTTCAGAGGTTCGCGCAATAGAATCGGTTTTTGCTGAATATGGTATAACAGACATTTGGGGGGTTGCTTAATGAATCATGCAGAACTAACCAAGCGTGAATCCGAAATTGCAGAATTATTTGCATGGGGTGCAAGTAAAAAAGACATTGCAAACCGCTTGTACATTTCGGAAAGGACGGTTGAAAATCACACCCGGAATATATATGACAAAACAGGGTGTTCCAAAGTAAACGAATTGTCCGCGTGGTGGTTTTGTACAAAATTTCATATATCCTTTGACTTGTCGCCATTGAAGCGCAAGACTATTTCGATGATGCTTATTGCTTTGATGATCCCACAAATAATGAATTATGACAACAAAATGATAAGGGTACGCAACAACACTTGTCGTGTTGTCAGGGTAAGGGCAAGAAGAAAATCGGAAAACGACTTTGCAACATTTGATTTCACATTTTAGTACAAAACTTTCGAAACAATGAAAAAAGAGAATTTAATGAAAGAAGTTAGGGCATACATTATAGGCTTTTTGGGGTCTATCACATTCATACTTGTATGTTGTGAACCCGCGGACGAAGAATATTGGTATTTGCAATTCTTCATATCAAAGGGGCTTGCATTTCTGATTGGTTATGCCACATACATTCTTTGTTCACGGTGGGAATCCAAAGGTTTATTGCCCCCGGATATTGAAGAATAAAATGAACGCTAATGGTAAAAATAGACCCAAATACAAGGCTTATCGACTTAACAGTTGGTGAATTGATTGATTTAATACATTCAATCACCCCGGTACAACAACCCACGGTTAAACCTGAAAAACGGTTGGTTTATGGTATTGCCGGAATAGCACAATTGTTTAATTGTAGTTTGACAACAGCAAACAGAATTAAGGCAAGTGGGAAAATAAACGGTGCTATCATGCAGAATGGGCGAATTATCGTGGTTGATGCTGACCTTGCTTTGGAATTGTATAACAATAAATAATAACGCAACAATGAAACAGGTTATTTTGAAATCCATTACCCTTTGCAACTTCAAGGGTGAGAAAGAAAGAACAACGAATTTTAATGTTGATGTCACCACGATTTCAGGTGATAATGGCATGGGTAAGTCAAGGCATTTTGACGCATTCATTTGGCTTTTGTTCGGGAAAGATACACAAGACCGAAAAGACTATGAGGTAAAAACAAGAATCAACGGTCAAGAATTGCATAATGTTGAATGCAGTGTATCGGGGGTGATTGTTGTTGATGGTGAGGAAATCACTTTGAAACGATCATTTGTAGAAGATTGGGTTAAGCCACGCGGCAAGGTTGACCGTGTATTTAAGGGCAACCACACTGAATGTTGGTGGAACGAAACCCCGGTAAATGTAAGTGAATACACAAAACGTGTTGAAACCATTATTGATTCATCTGTATTTAAGATGATAACCAACCCGGCGTTCTTTGTCAATATGAATTGGAAATTGCAGCGTGAACAATTATTTCAGCTTGCCGGAACAATCACAGATGCCGAAATTGCTTCACAGAATCCCGACTTTGCCAAGTTGCTTGATAAGATTTCCGGAAAATCACTTGCAGATTTCAAAAAGGAATTGTCAGCCCGCAAGAAAAGGTTGCAAGATGAATTGAACCAAATACAACCACGCATTGACCAAACGCACAAGATGATGCCGGAAACAGAAGATTTCAATGCTATTGAAAAGGAAATCCAAGAAATTGATCATGAAATTTCCGAAATAGACAAAGCAATTGCAGATGTAACCGCCGCAATCCGAAAACAATATGAGGGCGAACAGGAAAAACGAAACAAGGTGAACACCTTGAAAACGGAATGCCAACAGCTTGTTTTTGATGCCAAGGAAAAGGCGCAAAATAAGGCTTTTGAAGCCAACACCCGCCGCCGTGAACTTGAAAATCGTATAAAGGCAAAGGAAATGGAACTTGCCAATACTAAACGTGAATCAACAAGCAGTCAAGAACAAATTGCAAGATTGCGTGCTGATATAGAAAGTTTGAAAGCGAAACAAGACGCTTTGCGTGCGCAATGGTTTGAAGAAAATGAAAAGACATATCAAGGCGAAACAACTTGTCCTTATTGCAAACAGGAATTGCCCAAGGCAATGCAAGAAGAAGCGAAAGGATTGTTCACAAAACAACAGTCCGACAAGTGCGCCCAAATTACAGAAAAAGGGGTAAAAATAGGTGAAAGCATTGACCGGGTGAAAGCTGATGTCAAGGACGTTGAAAATGACATTGAAAAAGCAAACAATCATGTTCAAGAATTGCAAAATGAACTTGAATCCTTAAAACGTGAACTTGAATCAATCCCGGTTGTCGCCGTTGAATCTGTTGTTCCTGAATCCATTCCGGAATGGGTTGCAAAGCAAAAGGAAATCGCCAACATTGAAGCCACCATATCAACCGACAATTCAAATGTAAACACGGACGAATTGCAGAAACAGAAAACCGAATGCAACACGAAACGTGCGGCGTTGGTGGAAAGATATTCAAAGCGTCATACCATTGCACGTTGTGAAACAGAAATTGCCAACCTTGAATCAAGGGGAAAGGAACTTGCCCAAATGATTGCAGATGCAGAACGTGAAGAATATACGGTTGAGCAATTCACCCGGACAAAGGTTGACGAATGCGAAAACAGAATCAACGCAATGTTCAAGTTTGTGTCTTTCCGTCTGTTTGATTATACCATTGATGGCAATGCCGTTGAAACGTGTATTCCAACAATTGGTGGCATACCTTATGGCAGTGCAAACACAGCAAGTAAAATCAATGCGGGTCTTGATATAATCAACACATTGTGCAAGTTCTATGGCGTTTGCGCCCCGATATTCATTGATAACCGTGAATCCATCAATGAAATTGTCGAAACAGAAAGTCAGATTATAAACCTTGTCGTAACACGCGACAAATTTTTAACAATTAAATAATTACGCAACAATGGAAGCAAAAGTAAAAAGCGAATTTTTCCAAAAGATTGAAGCATTCGCAAAAGAAATGCAAGAAGAAGTAAGCAAGAACGGTGGCAAACGTGGTATCGTGATTCTTGCGGGTGAAAACATGGATGGCATGACCGGACAAATCATTTCAGTTTCCGGAAAAGGTGAACAAGTCGTGCAAGCAATCGCCGAATTTGCCACAAGAAGTGAAACCAAAAGATTATGTGAAGAGGACGTTAAATTGGGAATGATGAAACGCATCTTTAATGATTTTGAAGAAATGACAAAAACAGACGTAAATAATTGATATTATGAACGAAATTCAAAAACAAAACCCGACCGGACTTGTCACGGTTACAAGCCCCATGAACGCCGGATTCAACTTCTTTGACCCGGTTCAGTTTGAAACAATGCAACGTGTGTGCAAAATGTTTTCTTCATCCGACCTTGTGCCGGACAATTACAAACCGAATTACAAGCCGATTCCTGCAAATGCAACACCGGAACAAATTGCAGCAATAAATCTTGAAAACCAAGAAGCAAAAAACAAGGCGGTTGCCAATTGTATGATTGCAATTGAAATTTCAATGAGAATCGGTGCAAGCCCTTTGATGGTTATGCAAAATATGGTGCCGATATACGGCAAGCCGTCTTGGTCGTCCAAGTTCCTGATTGCAACCGTAAATTCGTGTGGTAGATTTGAGCCTTTGCAATACAGATTCACCGACAAAGGTATGTTGGGCATGGTTGATTATACTGACTATGTATGGGATGGAAGAACAAACCGGAAACAGGCAGTTCAAAAGCAGTTTGATGGTAAGAAAATACAAGACATTGAATGTGTTGCATACACCACAAAGAAAGGATCAAAAGAAATCCTTGAATCGTCCCCGGTTTCCGTCCGTCTTGCTATTCAAGAGGGTTGGTACACAAAGAACGGGTCAAAATGGCAGACGATGACCAAACAAATGTTGATGTACCGTGCCGCATCATGGTGGACATCTGTTTATGCACCTGATTTGTCAATGGGTATGCGTACAATTGAAGAACAACAAGATATTGTTGATGCAGAATACCAAGAAATGACAGATACCCCGGAAGCTGAAAAGCGTGACAATGCAAATAAAATCGTAATTGGTTCGGACATTGAAGATGGCGACAACAAGCCAAACGAAGAAGTTTCAGGCACGCAAAACGGTGAAACGGTCGATCATACCACAAGTGAGCAAAAAAACGAAAATAAGCCAAATCCGGGCTTCTAACAATATAAATCCGAAAGGTCATGGAATTAAAAATATTGGGGTCAAGTTCAAAGGGCAATTGTTACTTGCTTGACAATGGGAAAGACTGTTTGATGATTGAATGCGGAATTGCGTTCAAAGAGATTCAAAAGGCGGTGAATTTTGACATATCACGCATTGTCGGGGTTGTCGTGTCGCATGAACATGGCGATCATGCCAAATACGTGAATAAGTGTCTTGATGCCCGGATTCCATTGTTCATGTCGCAAGGAACAAAAGATGCCTTGAAATTATCCGAATGTGCCTTGGTTCACGCAATGAATGAATTGAAAGTGTATCAAATCGGTGCATTCAGGGTTCAGCCTTTCAACGCCCAACATGATGCCCGTGAGCCTTTCGGATTTCTGATATATCACCCGGAATGTGGCAAGGTTTTGTTCGCAACCGATACGTTTTATTTGCGTTACACCTTTCAAGGCTTGAATAACATATTGATTGAATGTAATTATGACCAAGAAATATTGGATGCTAATGTTGAAGCGGGAAAATTACCAATGGCGTTGCGTATGCGTACAATGAAAAGCCATTGCAGCTTTACCACTTGCCGGGAAACATTGCTTGCTAATGACTTGTCAAAAGTCAATCATATCGTATTGATTCATCTTTCCGATGGAAATTCTAATGGAAAGATGTTTCAACGTACAATCCAAGAAGAAACAGGCAAAACCGTTCATGTCGCACAATCCGGAATGACAATAAAAAATTTCAATGTATCACCATTTTAATTGAATCACAATGAAAAAGTATTTAGTAACAAACAAAAAGACAAAAGAGGTATGTGGAAAGTTCGATTCAAAGAGTGAAGCGGCGGATGAAATGATGGTTTTCATCAATGAACACAATGAAGAATTGGATTCAGACGATGAAGATTATTTGACACCGTTTGATTTCATTCTTGAAGAAATCGAAAGCAAAGAAATCAATGATATTGTGACTTCTTATGAAGAAGCCCGCAAATACCTTGGTGGAAAGCCGAATAATGATTTCACAGTTGCAAAAAAGGTTGTGTCGGGGAATTGCGTCAAACTTGATGAAGTCACAAGGTTGGTTAAAGACATTAACCCAAGCCACGTCAAAGCCCTTATTGCTTTGAATGAGTTGTTCACTATTGCGCAAGCATGGAACAAAGAAGATGAATTTGAACCCGATTTCAGCAATTCAAACCAATACAAGTATTTCCCTTGGTTTGTCTATGACAAGGGGGCTGCGGGGTTCGTGTCTGCGTATACGACTAATGCGGCTACGTATGCGAGTGCGCATTTCGGTTCTCGGCTTTGCTTCAAGACACCCGAACGCGCCCGCCAATTCGGGGAACAGTTCATTGACTTGTGGAATGATGTTTTGCTATTCAGATAAAAAAGTGTATCACTATAAAACAAAAAGTCATGGAAAGAGAACTTGGACAGGAATATGAAAACCCCATTCAACGTGAGGCGTTTTTGAAAGACAATTGCGATGCTTGCGAGCAAAAGGGATATATGAAGCCATACACCCCGGAAGAACTGCAAGGGCATAAAGAAAGACTTGCAAACGTATCAATTGAGATTGCCGAAATTGAAGCCGAAATGAAAGCAAGTCAAGCAGAATACAAGGGACGTTTGAAACCATTGAAAGAAGCACGTTCAATGATGGTTTCAAACATTAAATCCAAAGCCGAATATGTGAATGAAGTATGTTACAGATTCACAGATCAAGAAACAAAAGAAACGGGATTCTACAACAAAGATGGAATCTTGATTGAATGCCGCCCGGCAACCGCTGATGAATTGCAGCCAAGCATTTTCACAATGGTTCGGAACACGGCAAAAGAGCAAAAAACAGGAACAAATGACTAATAACCAATTAAAAATTTGAAATATGGAAGCAGAAAAATTGCAAATCAATCTTGCGCCAAACATGGCAAAAGCAGAAGTAATAATTCGTGAGGGTGTAGCCGTCAAAGAACTTGAACCAAAAGCCCCGGTAAAAACGGACTTGCACGGTGTTATCGGTTCGGTTGTTGAATATCTGAAAAAGAGGATCAACACCGGGCAATTTGAACAAAAGAATTGCCACATTCTTGTAAACCGTGAAGCGGTTGAAATCACTTTGATAATCAATGAATCCGATGAAAACAAACGTAGCAAGGTTGCCGGGAAATTAAGTTACAATCCCAAGTTCATTGAATTTGGTATTAACAGCAACAAGATTTGGACACCAACCGAACTTGGCTTGTTTATCAAGATGAACCGTGCATTCTTTGCCGACCGCAACGAAAATATGAAGCTGGTTTCATGCCTGATGAACTTCACCGCCACCGTAAACAATAGCATTGAACGCGCCGTGAAAGAAAATGGAAATCGCACGGATAATTTTGCACAAGTTGTCAATTCAAATTTGCCGGAATCATTCAAAGTTGAAATGCCTATTTTCAAAGGAATGCAGCCGGAAACAATCGAAGTTGAAACATTTGCACAGGTAGATGGACGTGAAGTTTCATTCATCTTATTGTCGCCGGGCGCACAAGCGACACTTGAAGATTTGCGCAACAAGGTTATTGATGAACAATTGGAGCAAATCAAGGAAATTGCCCCGGAAATAGCAATCATTGAAATTTAGTAACAACCGCCCCGGCTTGACCTTGCGCCGGGTCGGGGCTTAATAATCGCAACAATGAAAGTTACAAAAGAGCAATTAAACAATTTAGTAAGGCAATACGAAACACCGGATTTCATTTCAAATGATCCGGTACAATTCCCAAAACGCTTTACAGACAAAAAAGATATTGAAGTTGCCGCATTTTTGACGGCAATTGTCGCATGGGGCAACCGGAAGCAGATTATAAGCGATTGCGAAAAGATGTTTTCTATTATCGGCAACAGCCCTTTCCGGTTCGTCATTGATTGCAAATGGTTGGGAATAGACCCCGACATGAACATTCACCGCACGTTCTTTGGGCGTGACCTGATTTATATTTGCCGTGGTCTGAAATATATATATCACCGCGCTTTCACCTTGGAAAACATCAAATTTGACAACGTGTGGCAATGGATTGAACGACTGCAAAAGTTTATGATTGAAGCCAATTCCGGTGAATACAACAAACACGTTGCCCCGTCCGGCGGGAATCATGCTTCACATAAGGGGCAATCGGCTTGCAAAAGGCTTCATTTGTTTTTACGTTGGATGGTGCGTACTGATTTCCCCGTTGATTTTGGCGTTTGGACGCAAAATTTCAACCCCCGGCAATTACTTATACCACTTGATGTTCATGTTGCCCGTATGGGGCGCGAAATGGGCTTAATAACGCGAAAAAGCAACGACCGTATAACCGTTGAGGAATTAACGGATAAATTGCGTGATTTTGATGAAAACGACCCATGCAAGTATGACTTTGCATTATTCGGACTTGGTGAATCACTAAAACGGTAAGGGTATGAAAGACGTATTTTATTTTCAACATGATTACAATGCACGAAATGACCCCAAATTGCAAGATGTATTGATTGAACATGGTGCAGCCGGATTGGGCGTTTTTTGGTGCATTGTAGAACAGTTATATGAGCAAGACGGAATCTTGCCTTTGAAATCATGCAAAAGTATTGCATTTGCATTGCACGTTGATTGCAAAATGGTTGAAAGTATCGTGCAAAACTTTGACTTATTCAAGAATGATGGCGAAAAGTTTTGGTCGAACTCTGTAAATGCACGACTTAATAAACGAAAAACCGTTTCCGAAAAACGAAAACTTGCAGCGATAAACCGTTGGAAATCAACACAGGAAAAGCAAGAGCAAAACAATATTGATGCAAATGCAATGCAAGATATATCCAAAGAAAAGGAAAGTAAAGAAAAGGAAAGTAAAGATATATCTATTATAGAAAGGGAAAAAGCAAAACCCGTTAAACGGTTTTGCCCCCCTACATTGCAAGAAGTTCAATCATATATTCAAGAAAAAGGATATTCAATTGACGCGGAAGCGTTCATTGCCTTTTATGAAAGTAAAGGTTGGATGGTCGGTAAAAACAAGATGAAAGATTGGCGCATGGCGATTGTTACATGGTCAAAGCGTGACAATATTCATCCGCAAAGAAAAACAGGTGCTAACAAAAAATGCAATGACGAATGGAAGTGAAAGAACAAAATAATAAAGCCAAAGATTCAATGCCAAGTGTGGAAAGAATCCTGACCGCAATTCAGGAACGTGGCTTTTTCGCCGGAATTACCCGGTTTCAATATATCAACTATGATATTGAAGAAGCTATGAAAATAATTGAAGCGATTGGCAAAAGTAGAAATCGGAAATTCGTTATTGATGATGAAAACCGATTCACATACGAAAATTTCATCAAATGGTGTCATTGTGACACGTCAATGAAATGTATAAATCCGGAAAACGGGCAAATTGTTCCCGGTCGCCTGAAAAGAGGGATATATATTGCCGGAAACACGGGTTCGGGTAAATCTTGGTGTCTTGAAATTATGCTTGCTTATTGCGCCGCATGGGGATTCCGGGTGCAATTCCCAAGTGACTACAAAACGACACGCCCTTTGTGGTGGAACATAATGCGTGCCGATGCAATTTGTGATAACTTCATTGAAACCGGAACGATACCATACAAAAATACGCCGATGTTAGGTATTCAGGATTTTGGCAATGAACCGGAAGAATCCTTGTACATGGGAAATCGCGTTGATGTTATGCGGCAGCTTATTGAATATCGTGGCGACAAGGTGGATGAATTGACGTTGATAACTTCAAATATGAAGATAAACGGTGAAAATCTAACTAATAGATACGGCGACCGTGTTTCAAGTCGTTTGATTGAAATGTGTAATTACTTTGAAATCAAAGGTAAAGACAGACGTAAAATTTAATCAAATATGAGCAATGAAGAATTGAAAAAACAATTGGGCGGTGATTTGTGTGATTATTGCCCTTGGAAAAATGGAGAAATAGACCATTTGTGCGATTCGCTTTGTGGTGGCTTGTATTGTGATGAAGCGTTGGACGTGTTCTTGGATGAAAACCAAGAGTTCTTTGATGATGATGCAGATATTAACTAATTAAAGACTTTATTCAATGAAACAGTATTATCATTCAAAAAGATGCAGTCTATAAGACTGAAAAGGGAACACCCGTGACGGATTCATTGAAAGTTGCACAGGTGTTCGGCAAGCAGCATAAAAACATTATGCAAGCAATACGAAACATATTGGGGTCGGCTGAAAATTCAGCACACCGCAAATGGTTTTGTGAATCAATGTATTGTGACACACAAGGCAAAAAACAACCGATGTTCTTAATGACCCGTGATGGCTTTTCGTTGCTTGCAATGGGATTGACAGGGGCAAAGGCGATGCAATTCAAGATTGCATTCATTGAACAGTTTAATGCTATGGAAAAGGTAATTCAGACTATGAAGCCCACAACCCCGGCAATTCCTCAAACATTCGCGGAAGCATTGCGCCTTGCAGCTTCACAGGCGGAACAAATCGAGGAGCAACAAAGAAAGATCGAAGCGGATGCACCGCGTGTCCTATTTTCGCAAGCCGTTGAAACATCCGATAAGTCGGTTCTTGTTGGTGAACTTGCCAAGATAATTTGCCAAAACGGGGTGCAAATAGGTGAAAAGCGGCTTTTCGTTTGGTTA